AGTTATATACAAGCATTAGGTTGGCAGAACAGAGCGGGATATCAATTAAGTTATACTCAGGCACGTATATATGAAGAAGGTACACACAGAGCTAGTGGAACCTCTAGAAGTGGAACTGCTGTATTTGGTACATATAATCATATAGTTACAGATGATGAAATAAACACTATAACTTGTGATTGTACAGATGCTTCCCCATTATTAGGAATAGCTACTTGGTCAGCAGCGGGGGCAGGCACGGATGCTAATAGACATTTAGGTTTATGTGCCCTTGGTACTACTGGTTGGGCCGCTATGAGTTGGGATAATTTAACGGCAACATTATGATAAAAGGCACAGTAATTACAACATGGAAAGTAAAAGGTGAGCCTACAATACAAGAAGGATTAGAAGAGTATAATAGACCTGGCTTTGTAGAAGATTATCCCCTCGCCGCATTTGATGATATAACAGCATCTGATAATTCTGGTACAATAGTTATTAACTTTATATGTAATGAGGTTGATTTTTCTGAATTACAAGATGATCCTAGATATACAGTTATAGTAGCGGAGGTAATATGAGACCAATATATCCTCCTAGAATAAAAGATAAGAAAGAAAAACCTAATAACTCTAATCGCAACAAGTTAAAAAATAAGCTAAAAGATAGACATGGGTTTACAGATGCTCAAGTAGATAGTTTAATTACTAATAATGATAGAGAAGATATTGTTGCACGAGCGGTAGCTTTATGTAGAGGATTACATAATGTTTGAGAGAATGTATATTGATGGAATAGAACTACGAGGATTAGAGTATGTTGAGAACAGTCAGGCCTTATTAGATGAAGTAACATTACCAGCTGGTAGTATAACAGTAGTTGGTGAGAATTTAGAAAACGCTGCTCACGGATATACCGAACGAGTAATATCTGTTTACTACGATAAGTTACCAGATGGAATAGGTGGTCAGTATAGTACTCTTGGTAGGTGGGAAGAAGATTATGTTCAGTTTTCCTGTATTAAATATGGAATGCAGACAGATGAACAACAGTATAAATTATTTTCTATTAACTATAATACTGAAAGTTCTCCCTTCCCGGGAGAGACTTCACAATTATACTATAAGAGTAAATTAGTAGATAAACCACAAGCTAACAAAATATTACAAACGGACTGGTATGCTAAATTTAGCACATATAATGACTTGGTAGCTTTTGCTACTTCAGTTAGTTTACCAGTACCAATAACAGACGAAGCCTTGTTTAGTACTAACGATTTAGTTGGACTAACACCAGGTATAAGATTAAAATATTACTATCAAGAACGATAGTACGGAGATTAATAAATGTCAGATCTAGACTTACGAGATAAAAAGTTAAACACAATGCGAGTGGCAGAAGGTACCCATGGTTCTCAACATTTAGTTGACCCATGGATTAAACATGCCCAAGACATTATCTACGCTGATTATGGCGTACGTGTTACTATGGAAGATAAGCTAAAAGACCTTCTTAAGTTTGGACGTAATGAATCAGTTGGTACATCATATGCAACACTAATGACATTACCGGGTTCAGAATTACACGAAACTTATGTAACAACAAATATTATCACTTCTGTAAGTTCCTCTAGTGCATCAGACACCGGAGACTTAGTATTAGAAGGTCACACTGTAACAGGTACAGGAGTAGATGCAGAATTTACCTTTGTTAGTCAAGAACTAACTTTAACTGGTACTACAGTAGTCGACCTAACAACTGAAGGATTAGTAGACATGGCTAGAGTAGTTCGTATGTATACTAGTGATGATAGTGACCTAGTTGGTGATATTTACGCTTCACAAACAGATACCTATGGTACACCAGGTGTGCCAGATACAGATGCTAAAGTACACTGTATGATTCCCGCTGGAAATAATCAAACCCTCAAAACTTCCACTACTCTAGATAATGATACTTTCTGGGTGGTGACTGGTTTTTATGCGGATATGTTAAAGAAGACAGCCGCATTTGCTGATGTAGTACTAGAAACTAGATATGTTGGTAAAGCATTTAGAGAACGTATGACTATTTCTGCTTCAACATATAATCGCGGAAACCACACTTATAAACCTTATTTTATTATACCACCTAATACAGATATAAGATTAGTGGCTAAAGCAGATGGTTCTAGCACAGATATTTCTGGGGGTATTGCAGGCGTATTAATGAAGGTATAAAATATGGAAATATCAAGGAATGATATAATAAGCACGGAGTTGCAGGATTACGGAGAAGATAGATTTATTAAAATACCTATTGATAATTATTTAAAATTAATAGATATTACTCCCGTACCCCCTCAGATTGCTTTAATTAACGCAGTAAATAATCCTAACTATCGATTCATTACTGCAGTACTTAACCGGCGTACAGGTAAATCATTTATGGCTAATGTGATTGGTCATTTGGTTACATTGATGCCGGGGTGCAATATTTTGATACTTGCACCAAACTATTCACTAAGTGCAATATCTTGGGATATACAAAGAAAATTACTGGCCACATTCGATATAGAGACAGCGCGTTCAAATGCTAAAGATAAAATAATTGAACTAGAGAACGGGTCAACTATTCGAATGGGATCAGTTTCCCAAGCAGACTCCGTAGTTGGTAGATCTTACGATTTGATCATCTACGACGAAGCAGCACTAAATGATGCTGGAGAAGAAACATTTAATATCCAGCTTCGCCCTACATTAGATAAACCTAATTCTAAGGCGATTTTTATTAGTACCCCACGAGGAAAGAACTGGTTTCATAAGTTCTATAAACGTGGATTTTCAGAAGACCCTAAGTTTAAGAGATGGGCTTCTATCCGTAGTACATATCACGATAATCCTAGAGCATCTCTTGAAGACGTTGAGGATGCTAGAGCAACTATGTCAAAAGCGGAATTCAAGCAAGAATATGAGTCTGATTTCGTTGCTTTAGAAGGACAAATATATGAACTTAACAAGCAGAACATTGTTGAGTTAGAACTAGATCAAATTCAGCGACTAGATGTAATTGCTGGATTAGATATGGGTTTCCGAGACCCGACAGCGTTCGTAGTTATGATTACTGATGGTGTAAATTATTATGTAGTGGATGAATTTGAGATTAATGAGTCTTCTACGTCGAAGTACGCAACACTAATACAAGAGATGATAGAGAATTGGAATATTGACTTTATCTACATAGATAGCGCAGCGGCGCAGACAAAATTTGATTTAGCGTATGAATATGATATAACATGTACTAATGCTAAGAAAGCAATACTAGATGGTATTGGATACGTGGCCTCTTTAGTAGATCACGATAGAATATTTATAGATAAAAAATGTGTCCGAACTGTAGATATGTTTGATACTTATAGATGGGACGATAAGCTTGGATTATTGAACGAGCGGCCAAAGCATGACGATGCATCTCATATAGCAGACGCGATTAGATATGCATTATATACTCACTCGTACAATATTGCAGGATTTGAGGATTAACTATGGAAGTTAAAGTACAACCCGGAGAATTAAAAATGTTTGGGCTTATTCGTGATAAAGACGGAAAACCTAAAATCGATGATATAAACGACATTCCAGATCCAATTTGGAATATGCTAACAGATAAAGAACAACAGGAGATAAAAAATGGCACTTGAACACACAACAGCAGTACGCGATGCCCTAGCAAATGAAGTAGTAGATACAATTGATGTTGGTGGTGCAGGTTCACTAATCATTGTAACCGATTATAATGGGTTAGATACAGAAGTTGCAACACTACCGTTTGGTAACCCAGCATTTGATGCTGCAGGCTCAGCGGGTGGTAATGCAGATGGAGTAGCTACTGCTAACACAATTACAGACGATAGTTCTGCTACTGGTAATGCTAGTGCAGTAGATGGTTTTATTATTAAAAATGGAGCTACTACTGAAGTAGTGCGCGGTACAGTATCAGATACTGGTGGTGCCGGAGATATTAAATTATCAAGCACAACTATCGCTGCACTAGATACAGTAAGTATTTCTCTGCTAACTTATACAGCTTCGGCTTAAGGAGTAAAATATGGATTATGCAGTACTAAAAGCAGAGCTGACTGCCGGGCATCCAGTTACGGGTGCATATTCAGCAAATGATGCAACCGCAGCAACTGAAATTAATGTAGTAAATCGCACACGTAATATAAATAAGTTAACAGGTGACCAAATGTTTGCAGCAACTGATGGTGTACAGTTCACAGGTTTAACAGAGGAACAAAGAGGTTTATGGTTATCCTTTTGTGGTAGAGAAAGCATAGACCCATTTGGTAATGCAAACGTAAACTTTGTTACTTGGATATTCGGCGCAGGTACAGCAACTATAACAGCACTTGTAGCACTAAGAAAGGAAGATGTATCTAGAGCACAAGAGTTAAGTTTAGGTATTGTTAATGAAGGACATATAACAGAAGCGAGGAGAATCTAATGGCTAATGAAGCAAAAATGATATTTGATTCATCAACTACTTGTATTAGTCAAACAGCTACTGTATCTGATACATATGTTGTTGGTGGAGATACAGAATTAGATAACTCAACAAGCTTATACCCATTAGCTACTGCTGTTATAGATGTTCCAGGCACATTTGGTGGTACTCCTGCCGGACCTATTGATTTATATATGGTACGTAGTGATGGTACTGATGAGGGTACTGCATTAGGTTATGTAGCTAAAGCTAATAGTGATGCAGTAACAGATCCAACGTACGCAGAATATATAGGTAGTTGGAACCCAGATACAGATGAGGCTTATAGAGATAGTATGACTATTAGTTTAAATGGTGTACAGAAAGCAAAATTTTATATTCAAAATAATACTGGTGTAACATTAGTATATTCTGCAGCTATTACAGTAAAAATAACCCCATTCACATTCGTTCCAGCATAAGAGGTAAATAATATGGCACAAATAATAGTAGATGAACATATGTTACAAGAACCAAATCTTCTAGTGCCAAGTAAACAACCACTAGGGCCAGTGAAATATAATGAAAATTGGGGGGGCCCACGCCCAGAAGTATTATGGTTATTTAATGGAAAAGGAGATTCTGTTATACATGATTATTCTGGTCACAATAACTATGGAACTATAGTTGGTAATGCAACTTCTAAAGCCGGACGTTTAGATTTAGGAACTACTGGTGACATAAATGGTGTAGAAACGCAAACTACAGTATATACTTCTAGTAATGCAACTACCCTATTAATGCGTGTTAAAGTAGATGAATGGGATAGTAGTGGTGGAGTATTTTGGGAAACGTATACAGGAACAAATGCTTATTGGTGGTCAGATGAGTCAGGTAATTGGTGGATAAGTTCAGAGGGGGTTAGTGAAAAAATAGACATTGAAGGACAAGGTTGGGTAAACATTATACAGATATTTGAGGGTACAGCTTCTGATGATAGAATTTCTTTTGGATTTGTAAATGGTAAAAAAATATGGGGTTCTCAAACATGGAACACAGATACGTTCTCAGGACTTAAAAAATGGAATTTATTACTAGGAAGTTCCGATTATAATTTAGGTGGTAAAGTAGAAATGCTTGCTTTTTGGGATGGTGCAATTTGTTTAGAATTTTTTAATGATAAGGCTAAATTATTAAGTACCGACCCCTATATATTATTTGAATCAGCATAAAGGTATTCTAATATGAGAATATTAAAATTAAAAATTATCGGAATATTTGGGATAATACCTAAGACAGGCACAGGAGATTTAATTTGTTCTACTTCTACTGCCTCAGGTAGTGGTACTAGAACAATTAGTGGTACTAGTTCATTAGCTGCCGCAGCAGCAACTATTAGTAGTACAGGTATTAGACAAGTTAATAGTACGGATGGTACTTTAGCTTGTGCAACCGCAGAAATAGCGGGTGAAGGAATAGTAGTAACTATTAAAGGTACTGGTACATTAGATTGTGCAACTGCAGAAACAAGTGGTACAGGTAGTAGAGGTTCTGGTGGTATTGGTAATTTAATTGTTACTACTGCAGAATTAGATGGTACGGGTATAAGAGAAATAACAGGTACTGGTGACTTAGATTGTGCAACTGCTACTACATCTGGTAATGGTCAAGTAGGAACTATAGTATCTGGTACTGGTGTTTTAGAGAGTGTAATAGCAGAATTAAGTGGTACTGGTGACAGAATACTTACTGGTACTAGTACTTTAACTGCAGCAATTGTTTCTATACTAGGTACTGGTGACAGAATAATAACTGGTACTAATAATTTAGATGCAGCAATTGCTAGTATATCTGGAACAGGTATACGAGGTACAACAGGTACAGGTAGTTTAATTAGTACTACTGCAGAAGCAGAGGGTACTGGTGGTACAGAAGGCATTCCTTCTGGTTCCGTACCAATATATATTACACCAAATGGTGATGATGCAGATGATGGATCAACAGAACTATTAGCTGTTAAAACATTTGAGCGTGCTCAAGAGTTAATGTCTCCAGGTTATGAATTAATATTACTTAATGGTGTATATACTCTTGCAAATAATGGTACCCTTAACGAATATGAGTGGGGTGGTAGTCCAATACCTAAAAGTGGACAACCTATATCAGGTATTAATGCTTCTCAACCTACAGTATATAGTGCAAAAAATTATGGTTCTGTAAGTGTTGAAGGGGGTTTACGATTTGGATTAGCCCAAGGTGATCCTTCTGATAAGGTTTCACATATTTGGGTAGTTGGTATAACCTTTCACGATAGTATCAATGTATATAATGGTGACTATTGTACAATTAAACATTGTGGTGCTGAAGGAACTATGGGTTGTGGTACAAATGACCACGATGATGGAAACCAATACAATTTATTTGAAGATTGTTGGACTTGGGGTAAAGATGAACGCGAGAATTTAACCAATTATAGATCATCGAATAATACATATAGACGTATTGTTGTAATGGATAATGGTTGTTCTAATCAATGGTGTGACGAAGGGAGTGGAAACTATTCAGTAGGTAGTTCAATATATAACTCAAGTGATTGTACATTTGAAAATGTTATAATGGTTGACAGATTCTTGGATAATGCTAATGGATATGCTGACTTTGCTACTGCACAACATTATACAGGTAGTTCCGCCCAATCATCTGGAGAACTTAACGGCAGAAACTTTTGGTTAGGCTGTATATCTGTTAACTCAGAAGATGATTTTGTAAATTTTGAACATGATCATGTAGAACCAGATGGTGCAACTAATCCAACAGTAACATTAACAGATTGTATAGGGTTAGAATCCGGAGAGATTGGCTGGGATGGATCAAATCGTCCTGGTGGGGGCACAAGTCCTGGTGGAGAACCTTGTGGATATTCATACTTTACTGTAAATAATCTTAGATCATATGGAGTAAATGCATCTATATATGTAGGTTGTGATGTAGATGATGGTGGAGATCCAGCAACAGATGATCCTCCTACCTGTAGTGTACATACTATTACAGATTTAGTGGCAGATACTTATGCAAATAGACCTAATAATTTAATACCACAAGTTCGATATGGTACTAGTGATGCATTATGGCCTTATCCAAATGAAGCTCGTATTAAGACAGAAATGTCATTTTTGGGGGGTACACCAACTACTCGTGATTGGACAGCTTCAGGATTAACACTTTCTGAATATATTAATTCATATGATGCTGGTTCTGGAATTATAACAGGTTCTGGTGATATAGCTGCCGCAGCAGCAGTTGCTTCAGGTACAGGAATTATAGGTAGAATAGGTACTGGTGATTTAGATGCAGATATTGCAGCTATAACTGGTACAGGCATAAGAGAAATAACTGGTACTGGTGACTTAGACGCTGTAATAGCTGAGATAGAAGGAATCGGAACATCTGGAGTATTAGGCTCTGGTACATTAGATGTAGAAATTGCAGAAATATCTGGTGTAGGTTCAAGAGGTTCAATTGGTACTGGTGATTTAGATGCAAATATTACATCTATAACAGGTACTGGTGTAAGAATAATAACTGGTTCAGGTACCCCAGCAGCACAAACCGCTGAAATATCTGGAGAAGGTGTATTAGGTTATGTTGGTACTGGTGATTTAGATGCTCAAACAGCAACTATAACTGGTGTTGGTGTAAGAGGTTCAGTAGGCACAGGTTCATTAGACTCTATAACTGCTGAAATAGATGGAACTGGACAAGTAGAAGATATAATTTCTGGTTCTGGTAATATAACAGCACAAACTGCAACTATAATTGGTGAAGGTACTACTACAGAAATAATAACTGGTACTGGTGCCTTAGAAGCAAACATAGCAACTATCTATGCAGAAGAGTATATTCCATTTAGGCGTAGACTAACTATGAATAGTAATAACAAATTAACGTTATATCGTTAATTATTTAGGAGAAACAAATGGCAACATTTACAAAATTTAATGACTTCGTAGAGCAGATTGGCTTAGAAGGACATAACCTTAGTGCAGACTTAATTAAAGTATCACTAACAGCAACACTACCTGTAGTTACTCAAACAGATTGGGACGGAGTAACAGACCATGATGAACCAACTAACCAGAATGGATATACCGCTGGTGGTGCTGATATTCAAAATGCATGGTCAGAAGCACCCGCGGGTACCGGTGCAATGACAGCTACTAATGTAGTATGGACAGCAGATGCTACACCCGGTGTTGGGCCTTTTCGTTACGTTGTAATGTATAACACAACAACTGGGGCTACAGATAATTTAATAGGCTGGTATGATTATGGTTCAGAAATTACAATAAATGATACCGAAACTTTTACAGTTAACTTCGGTGCAACTGTACTAACCTTAACATAAAATAAAGGAGCATCATGAGATTAACAAAATTAAGATTTATAGGTCTTGCTGGTGCTGCTGCTACTATTGAACAAGAAGGATTCCGTTTTAGAAATGATGATGGAAGTGAATCTGCAGCAACTTGGAGACAAACCCAAGATGTAGACGATACTATTGCAAAAGATACTAATTTTAGATTAAGATTCTTACTTAGTGCTACAGGTGACCCTGTTACTTCTAAGTTTCAAGTAGAATATAAAGAAACTTCCGCTGAGGATACAAGATGGAGAAAGATACCATTAACATAATATAAGAGGTAACAATGGCTGCTGGTAATTATTTAATAAGACGGAATGCATCTAACACAGATACACTTCCTAACGCCGGCAGTGATTTATTACTTTTATGGGATACCGCAGTAGCCAATGATGGTTCTGGTATTACATATTCAGCAGGTACTTTTACACTTGGTGAAACTGGTCACTTCTTAGTATTATGTTCTGATCAGTATGGTACTCCTGATGCAGATAATAATCGATGCAATGCAAAAACTACATTTACACTGGATGGTACTGAATTAGTAGAAGGTTACTCAACAGGTTACATTCGTAAGACTAGTGGTTCACAGGAGTTTATTAACTTCTCAGCAGCTATTATTAATGTAGCAACTACTACAGGTACGGGTGATGAACTTGAAGTTCGTCATGAAAGAATTGATAGTATTAGTACTACTACAGTAGATAGAATACCAGATCGTTCTGGTATCACAATTATCAAATTAGATGATACTTGGGGATATGGTAGATATGAATCCACTACTGTATTCACTACTAGTGGTACAGATAACGCTGCAGTAACAGCTACATTAGGTACAACAAACGAAGAAGATTCTCCGTTTGAAATTACAACCAATACAATAGATATCGCAACAGATAATTTTGTATTAGCTGTATATAGTATAAAATCAGAAGAAACAAGTCCAGTAGGGCGTGCAGAATATCAAGGCAGATTAACCTTAGGTGGTACTGTAGTTCCGGGTTCGTATACACAAACCTATATACGTGCTAATGAAAATAGTGATTGGGGTGGGTATTCAAATATATGTCTACTTAATCCAACATCTGGACAAGATTTAGAAGTAGAAATTGTATCTAGAGAGGAAGGTGGTGAAGATTTTGTTGCCACAGTACAATTAGTAGAGTTACCAGCTGCCGCAGCAGTATGTATTGTTGAAGCAACAACTGGTGATTTTAATACTGCTGATACAAACTTTTCATGGGATACTAATCCTGTAATTGATACTGATGTATTCACACATACAACTACACAAGCAAATGTAGATGTAGATGTAGATGGTGACTACCTTGTAGGTACTTCATTAGCTGTAGATACAGCTGCAGGAACTGCAGGAACAAGAGCAGTACCCGCTGTAAGTTTTAGAGTAAATACTACTGATGATGAAACAGCAGGTGGTTCTAGCTATAATAGAGATTCTGGTACGGCAGATCATGCTACAGTAACTACTGGAACATTACTTACCGGACTATCAACAAGTGATTCAATTTATGCACTTTGTGATAGATTAGGTACAGTTACTACAACTAGTAATAATACTAATGGTGCGATGTTCGTACTACAGTTAGATAGTTTATTTGATACTGGCGCGTACGAAATGCCTGCAACTAATCAAGAATATGATTTAGCTGCTATTGATGTAACACTAACAGTTACCTACCCAGATGCTTTTATAATATCTGCATCTGATGATATTACTGCGAGTGGGGAAGATACAACTGTTCAACTTACTGCACCAGCTTCTGGTACTTTTGTTGCTGGGCGTATCCAGGATGATGAAAACCCTGCAGATACTGTAGATATTACGACTGATAATTATACTGAATTAGAATGGTGTATTAAAGCAACTTCTGAATCAAGCGAAGTATCTTATGATTTCCGAGTAACTGTTGAAGGTGTTGTAATAGACACATATACAGTTACTCCACAACTAACTATAGCTGCTGCTGGTGATGAAGAATTAGATGTTACATCACAGACTTATGTATTAGCTGGACTAGACGTAACTTTTAATAGAGACTATGCAGTAGATGCAACTAGTCAGACTTATGTATTAGCTGGACAAGATGTAACTTTTAATAGAGACTACGCAGTAGATGCAACTAGTCAGACTTATGATTTAGCTGGACAAGACATAACTTTTAATAGAGATTATGTAGTAGATGCTACTAGTCAGACTTATAATTTAGCCGGACAGGATGTAACTTTTGAAGTAGATTATGTAGTAGATGCAGATACTCAAACTTATTTATTAGGTAGCATTGCAGTAGGACTAGAAACCGGCTATAGACTAGCTGGAGCTACAGAAGCATACAACTTAGCTGGACAAGACCCTGGCCTTGAATTAAGTAAAGGATTTGATACAGATAGTCAAACTTATGTACTAGGTAGTACTGCTGTAGATTTAGCTTATAGTTATAAATTAGAAGCTACTAGCCAGACTTATAATTTATCTGGGCAAGATGTAACTTTTGATAGAGATTATACATTAGATGCTATAAGCCAAACTTATGATTTAGTTGGACAAGATGTAATATTTGAAGTAGACTATGTAGTAGAAGCTACTAGCCAGACTTATGATTTAGCAGGACAAGATGTAACATTTGAAATAGGCTATGCAGTAGATGCAACTAGTCAGACTTATGATTTAGCTGGACAAGATGTAACATTTGAAGTAAATTATGTAGTAGATGCTACTAGCCAGACTTATAATTTAGCAGGGCAAGACGTAGCCTTTAACAGAGACTATGTAGTAGATGCTACTAGCCAGACTTATGTACTAGATGGACAAGATGTAACATTTGAAGTAGATTATGTATTAGATGCTATTAGCCAGACTTATAATTTAGCAGGGCAAGATGTAACATTTAAAGCAGCCTATGTAGTAGATACTACTAATCAGACTTATGTATTAGATGGCAGCAATGTAACCTTTGAAGTAGATTATGTAGTAGATGCTACTAATCAGACTTATGATTTAGTTGGACAAGATATATCATTAGAAACTGATGATAGTTATGAACTATCGGCCGAAACACAAAGCTATGCTTTAGATGGTGGGGATGTAACATTTGATAGAGATTATGTAGTAGATGCAATTACTCAGACTTATGTATTAGCTGGACAAGATGTAACCCTTAAAGTAGGGTATACAGTAGTTATAGAAACTCAAAGTTATATATTAACTGGGGCAGATGCTAGTACAATAATAATAAATTATATAATGTCTGTCGATTCTCAGACTTATGATTTAGATGGTCAAGATGTAACATTTGAAGCAAAGTATGCAATAGATGCAGCAAGCCAGACTTATGTATTAGATGGACAAGATGTAACTTTTGAAGTAGACTATGCAGTAGATGCAACTAGCCAGACTTATGATTTAGTAGGACAAGATGTAACTTTTGAAGTAGACTATGTAGTAGATGCAATTTCTCGTGCTTATAATGACTTATTAAATGATCCAGAAATGGAGATTACCGATACTAATAGTACTGGTACTGGGGACTGGGCATGGTCAGGTTGGGCGTGGGAAATAAGTACAGGCGCATTAAGGGCTAATGTAGCATGGAATAATACTACATTACAAAAACCAACAGCAATAATACCTACATCGGGTAAATTATATCAATATGATTATGAAATACAAGATGAAGCAGTATTAATATTAAATCTTGGTGGTAATATACAAGATATTCCAGCTAAAGCTATTGGAATACATAGTTATATTGTAAGAGCAACCGGTTTTGGGGGTACTTTATTAGTTTCTAATGCGTCGGGTAATTCTGTTATTCCATATTTTAGAATAACAGAAGTATTTGAAGCAGATTTTAACAGAGATTATGCATTAGATGCAACTAGTCAAACTTATGATTTAGCTGGGCAAGATGTATCATTAGATACTACAGATAGTTATGAACTACCAGCTGAAACACAAAGCTACGCTTTAGATGGCAGCGATGTAATTTTTGATAGAGATTATGTAGTAGATGCTACTAATCAGACATATGATTTAGTTGGGCAAGATGTAACTTTTGATAGAGATTATGTAGTAGATGCTACTAATCAGACTTATGATTTAGTTGGGCAAGATGTAGCATTAGAAACTACAGATACTTATGAACTACCAGCTGAAACACAAAGCTACGCTTTAGACGGCAGCGATGTAGATTTAGAAGCTAATCGCATTGTAGATACAGTAAGTCAAACTTATGATTTAGCAGGACAAGATGTAACATTTGACGCGGGTAGAACATTAGACGCAACTACTCAAACGTATATATTAGATAGTATAGACGTAACATTTGATAGAGGTTATGCAGTATCTATCACTAATCAAACTTACTACCTAAATGGTAGTATAGTAGATTTTGAAGTAGATTATGTATTAGATGCTGAAACACAAAGCTACGCCTTAGAAGGTCAAGATGTAAGTCTAGATATTACAACTACTTATGCATTAGTTGCTGAAACACAAAGCTACGCTTTAGACGGCAGTGATGTAAGTTTTGACTTTAGTAAAGTTTTAATAGCTACTACACAAACTTATAATTTAAATAGTACTGATATTACACTTGATAGAACATATGTATTAGATGTTACTAATCAAACCTATAATTTAGTTGGTATAGAAGTAGAGTTAACTAGAAGTATTACCTTTAATAATATAGGTGAAATAATAATGTGTATAGATACAGAAGAAGTATATAATATCAATGATAATGTATTAATACTTAATATAGGAGAGCAGAATGAGTTGTGTACCAGTAATTGTTAGTGGGGATGATACAGCTATCTCTATAACACTTAAGAAAAATAATGCTACATTTGATATTCCTACAGCAACTGCTACAGTAACTGCTGCAGTTATATCAACAGATAAACGAACTCAGTATATTACAGGTACTTCTGTAATTAGTTCTACACAGGGTTCGGATTGGCCGAACTCTTTAGTAGTCGTAGAATTTACAAGTACACAAACATCTACACTTCCTACTGGGGGTGCACTTGTAGAAGTACAAGTAGAGGATAATGGTAAGTTAACTTGGTTCGGTACTATTAAAATGACTGGAGATACAATACCATAAAAAGGAGATAATATGAAAGAGTATTTAGAAGGTATTAAGATACCTGATATAGTAAAATTCGGAGCCTTCATTTTAGTATATACTTTTTATATATCTTGGTGGGCATCAAAAATTGAAACAAAACTAGGAATTGATGCGGAAACTATACAAACTCACATAGAAGCTGATAATATAGTTACTCAAAATGTAATTCGTAATTCAGAAGCTATAATAGCAATGACTAAAGTACAGGATAAACTGTATGTTATGTTAACGGACTTACAAGCAGATCATATTTATTGCAAACAAATAATTGCAAAAATGCAACAAGATTTAAGTGCAGGGCATTCTAGGGCAGAGCCTGCAATTAAGGAACTACATGATGAATTAGAAAAACATTTAAGAAGACATCCTAGAGATAGTAATGGATATTACAGATGAGCAAGTTAATCAGGGATGAGATAAAATATGTAAGGGACGGCGCAAAAGCCGCATACAAGAAAGACCCAGAGTGTTATATTTGCGGAACAAGCGCAGATTTACAATTTCATCATTTTTACTCGATGACTCCACTTTGGGAGAAATGGAAAAAAACAAATAGTATTACAATCAATAGCACTGAGGATATATTTGACATTCGTGAAGACTTTATAAGTGAATTCCATGACGAGATATATAATCAAACTATTACTTTGTGTAAGTTTCACCATATGGAGAGATTACACAAAATCTATGGTAAGGTTCCTATACTGGGAACAGCCATGAAGCAAAAGCGTTGGTGTGAAAAGCAACGTATTAAATGCCTTGAAAAAAACAAAAATAACGTAGAGATAGGCACAGGAGACTCGTTATGAGACCAGAAGCAAAATCAAAATCAAGAAGCAAATTATGGAACGCTATCGGTGGAGCCAAAGAAATTGTAGGTGACGCAGGATATTCTGCAAATTGGACAGTTGCATTTCCAAACCTTGCAGCACCAGGTGATACAGTAGTTGTTGGTCCTTACCACTTTGCTTTCGTAGCACATGGTAGTCAGGATACCCCAGGAGATAATCCAGGTACAGCTGCCGCACCACATCAAATCACAGTTGGTACATCAACAGCAGATGCAGATAAAGCCGCAGCAAGTTTAGCTGCAGCATTAATCGCAGAAACAGAGACTACTGGAGCATGGGGATTTTTACATCCAGTAAATGCAACAGGAGCATCTGCAACTACTGATACAGTAACTATTAATTTCTGGCCCGGAACACAGGCAAATGCAGATGCTCATATTACAGTAACTGCTACGGGAACAGACCCTACGGTTGCTAGAGTAAATATTGGTGTTGTATGCCCTACTATTTCAAGAGAGCATAATATTACTATCATTGATACTACTGGCGAAAGCAATACCAAAGGATACTATTACTTAGCTGATGGTAACCTTGGTGAATCAGTAATAGTACTTGTTAAAACAGCTGCAGGTTCAGATACCCCTACAATTATAGGTCATTTATCTGATGCTGCTGTAGCACAGGTTGAAGCCTTATATGCCGCAGGTGTAGATGGAACATCTTCACAGTTTATATGGACAGGAGCTTGGGAACAAGTAAATGAAAATGGAACTGCACTAACATTTGATGCCGCTACTTAATAGATAGAAAATATAATCCCCTCGAAAGGGGGGATTAACTAGGATAATAAAATGAATAAATTTTTTACTAACCTAGTAAATAAACTAAACCCTGCACAAGAAGAAATTGTTGATGATTATGGAGAAACACATTCAGTATCATCAAATTTATACACTAATCAATATGTGTATAATAAGATTGAAGTAGTTAATAGAGGTGTTAATTTAATTGTAGATAGCGCAGCTAGTATTAAGGTAGATACAGGTGATATATTGGATTTTCACACGTCCGCTACACGGATTCGTAAAAAGAAATTAGATCAACTGTTAAATTTTAGACCAAATCCTTACTATAATGCTGACGTTTTCTGGAGAAACATATATATTGACTTATTACTTGAAGGGGATGCATTTATTTACTTTGATGGAGCGTATTTGTATAACTTACCCGCTACCAATGTAGAACTAACAGCAGATAAAAAGACATACATAAAGAAATATACGTATGCAGATAAAGATTTTAAACCAGAAGAAGTAATCCATGTTAAAGATAACTCAGGAGATAATGTATTTACTGGAACATCTAGATTGGATTCAGCTAAAAAGAGTTTAATAACATTAACCTCTATGACTGATTATCAGAAAAACTTTTTTGATAATTCAGCAATTCCTGGTTTAGTACTAACTACTCCTAACCCATTATCAGATAGGGTTAAGAATAGAATGTTAAGTTATTGGAGAAGTAGATATAACCCAAAGAAAGGTGGTAGACTACCAATGATTTTAGACGGCGAATTTAAAGTTGAACCGTTATCAAACTATAATTTTAGTGAATTAGATTTTAATGAAAGTATTAAAAGATATGAAGATACTGTATTAAAAGCATTAGGTGTTCCCCCAATATTACTTGATACAGGTAATAATGCAAATGTAACTCCTAACTTAAAATTATTTTACATTAATACTATTATGCCATTAGTTAATAAAGTGGTACAAAGTGTAGAAATGTATTTTGGATATGATATTAAGCCTATTACACAAGACGTATTAGCCCTAAGACCAGAATTAAAGGATTTAGGAAACTATTTAACATCTATTACAAATGCAGGCATTATATCTAGAAACGAGGCACGTGAAGAAATTCGTATGCCTAAGAGTGATTCTGACCAGGCGGATGACCTAATCATCCCAGCTAACATAGCGGGAAGTGCGGAAGATCCTGGAGTAGGTGGTAAACCACCAAAGACAGAGGGAAATGATGAAGAAAAGTAATCATGAATTTGAACTCTATTGTAAAGACTTTAATGTCAAAGAGGGTGGAGATGATGTAATAACCGTTTCCGGTTTTGCAAACACTACCACCAAAGATAGACAGGGTGATGTAATTTTAGAAGAGGCATGGACTAAAGGTGGATTAGATAATTATCTTAAAAACCCAATAGTACTAGCTTATCATAATCCTGAAAAGCCTATAGGTGAAGTAACTGACTATGGGGTAAATAATAAGGGTCTACATGTTGTTGCCGAAATTTCCAAGGCTGCTGGCGACGTGTATACATTAATTAAAAAAGGGGTGCTTAAAGCATTCTCTGTTGGATTCAGAGTGAAAGACGCCGACTACGATACCGATACCGATATCTTCGTGATAAAGGATTTGGAAATGTATGAACTTTCAGTTGTATCCATTCCAGCAAACGCCGATTCAATCTTTTCTGTTAGAAAATCTTTTGAAACTGAAGAAGATTATTTGAATTTTAAACAACTATATAAAGAACCCGAAGCTCCAACAAAAGTTGAGCCACCGGTTCATAAGGAGAATATAAAAGTGGATAAAACTTTTACCGAAGAAGAATTACAAGCAGCTAATACAAAAGCTGTTAAAGATGCTCTAGAAGCAATCGAAGCAGAAAAGGCTCGCAAGGAAGAAATTGAAAAGATCGCTCTTGCTGCAAGCTCTACAGGTGCAGAAAGATTACTAGCTGATTTTGAAAAGAAGCTTTCCGATAAGGATGAAACTTTCAAGACTGCTATGGATGAAATGCGCGCTGAGTTCAAGGAAAATTCAGATGAACTAGAAGCACTTAGAAAGTCTAAAATGTCTTTCGAAGATCGTGGAAATAAGCCTGGAATTACCGATGAAGAAATTGATACAGCAGTACTAACAGCTAAGGCTCTAGGTGTGAAAGTTAATGAAACTGAGTACTTTAAGTCTCTAGTAACTAAAGCTGATGAAGGTGCAGGTGGAGCGCACTCTGTGCATATTCAAGATGCAACAACACCAGCTGAGTGGGAAATGCTTTTCTCTACTAGAATGTATCAAGATATTAAAGATAAGACAATTATCGAACCTTTATTTACACAACGTGTACAGATGACTTCACGTGTAATGACCTTCCCATATAATCCAGAAGCAGGACTAGCACAATGGATTCAGGATGGTAGTTACAGAAGTACTGATCTTACATCAACAGGAACTGAAGTAATTCATAAGTTCAAGGATAATACCATTAAAGCTGAAAAGCTAGCATCTAAGGAATACTTAGGTTACGAAGAAGAGGAAGATGCAATTATTGCTCTTATGCCTCTAGTTCGTGATGCAGTTATGCGTAGAATGGTTCGTTCAACAGATACTGAATTACTACGTGCTAATAATGGTTCTACTACATCAGGTGCATCATCTGGTTCAGCTCTAATTGATGGTGTTTCTACATTAGCTGCTGATTTAAGTGGTAACTATGATTATACACAGCCTGGTTCTTTTGGAGATCCAACTACAATTGCTGATCTTCAGCAAACACGTAGATTAATGGGAGCTCCTGGCTTACTACCTGGTGATTTAGTTTATGTTGTTAGTCAGGCAGTATACTTCGATCTATTAGAAGATCCTGATTTCCGTACAATGGACTTAGTTGGTGGTTTAGCTACAATTTTACGCGGTCAAGTTGGAAGCGTAAATGGCTCTCCAGTTGTTATTTCTGATGCATTTGCAGCAGACGCAGCTGGTGCAGTACAGGCAATAGCATTTAATTCTAGCAATTACCTGTTTGGTGAACTACGTGGAATGATGGTTGAACGTGATCGTGATATTGAAAATCAAAAGAATATCATTGTTGCTACTCGTAGATTTGGTATGACAGAAATTGTTCCAGCTACCGCAGGTGGTGGAAGAGGATTCTGTGCTAACTTCGTACGTCCAGCATCGTAATTTGAAATAATAGTAAACCTTCTCAGGTTTACTTTTGGGCTGCTTTAATTTGGCTAGGTACCAACGGGGACAATAGTCCCCCGCGGTACCATTTTTAAGAGGAAACAATGGCAATTTTAGACTTAAGTACATATAAGACGTATCAAAAGATTAATAGTGATCAAAATGATGATAAAATAGAAGCCATCATTCCGTCTGTAAATAGTTATATTACTAGTTATTGTAATAGAACTTTCCTTATTTCTGAT